TGCGTTCTCGATGATCTTCATGGCAAATGCCTGGGCCGGGGAAGATCCATTGAGCGCCAGGTCGAAGATCCCCTTGCGCACTTCAGCTTCCCGTTTGAGGCGGCCACGCTGAAAAGCACGGGAGGCTGCACTGTCACCATTTTTCAAGACGTTCTTCAGTTCCACGGGATCGACTTCAAGAATGATGGCGATCTCTTCCCTGGTGAACATCAGGGAAGAATAATTTTCAAGTTCGGCAATAAATGCTTCAGTCATTTCCATCGAATACGCTTTGATTAGAAAGTTCTCTTTGTATCCAATTTCTCTCAAAAACTGCCACATTCTTCAGAGTGAACAACACCCCGGCTTCAATCCTGGGATTACGGGTATAGTTTGCAGACCCGACAATGCTGATCCCCCAATTGTCGTTTTGCAGCACCGTGACCTTGGCATGGCACTTGGCCGGCTTGATCTCGGTGGAGATCTTCTCCAGGAATTGAAGCTCGGCCGGTTTACGGATTCCATTGCGATAATCGAATATGCCTTTGAGTTCAAGGATCATTCCCTTCTCGATCAGGTTGTACAACTGGCGTATGGCATATTCGGATATCGCCCAGGTTGTGAAATATACCCTGGCAGGACCGGTCTGTTCAAGCAGGAAGAAAAGCAGGTCATGGGTGGACCAGTCCCCCAGGGAAACGAATGGCATGATCTGATCCTGGCCGATCGTTCCGAAGACATCCTGCAGTTTTGCATTGGCTTTGCCGATCCTGCAGGAGGTGGGACCAGAAACGGAAACCGATCCGGATTCCGTTTTCACCATCGGCTTTTTCGATATATCATTCAGGCTAAATAGGCTCATCCCTCAAGCTTTTTGGTGATCGATTGCATTTCGCGCTGGTATTCATCCAACTTCTTCTGATACCGATCCCGGTCTTTAAGCGAATCTGATTCTTCAAGGAGTTTCCTGTACCGGGTCAGATAGGTACGAACGGAATACTGCCGTCTGATCAAAGCGGCTGAATCCTTCCCCCACAGCTTGTTTTCAGGTTTCATTTCCGGTTCAGGAAGAATCAACCCGGTTTTTTCATAATGATCAATCCGTTCGGCAATCTCCTTCAGCCGATCGTCCAGGTCAAGGATCTCAAAAGCGATCCTGGCCCGTTCATTCTTTTGCCGGAAAGGAAAGACGGCATGGAGGTTATCCAGCATCTTATAGATCATCTTCTGCTCTTTGCGGACATCCTCAATCAGGATCGCCGGAATCTGGAATGGATCCTTCCCGACCTGAATGTGATGATGATCCTTGGATATTGCAGGAAGGTTTTCAAGAGTACCATTGGGCATGATGATTTTTCCCAATTCGTAGGCAAGGGTCAACCGGTTTTTCCTGGTTGCTCCCCCAATACGCAGAATCCTGCCAAGTTTCGAATTCTTGCAGTACCGATCGTACAATGAAAGTCCTGAAGGATAATCCTGCTGAGAACTCAGCCAGGTGAAGATTTCATGATCCATGCAGCGAAGGTAGAGCTGCAATTGCATATCTGAAAGGACATGAAAAATATTGATAAAGAACTACGTATAAGCTACCTTTTCACTACTAAATCTAGAGGACTCGTCTATCAATAATAGCCAACCTTATATTTAGGGACTATTATGTACCTATTTATTGTTATTTATGCTGTTAATGTATTCCATTTCTTGTTTTGCAAATTGATTTTCCGGGTCAATACTTAATAGGTATTTGAGCCCTTCTACTGCTTGGTCATATAATTTAAGCTCGATTAAGCAATAGCATCGTCTTCGAATTAAAAACAATTGAAATTCATAATCGTATTTGGTTCTTTCCTCTTCGTTCTTTTTTGTCAAGGTTTCTAAGTTGTTGTCTATCAACATTAATGATCGAATGTCCTTAAGGGCAATAAGACAGTTAATATATTCGGATTGATATTTATAACCAGAGTTGCTGTGTTTGGCTGAAAATTCCAAATACTTATAAGATTTATCAAATAACCCCAACTCATAATAGCAATAACCAATTAAAAATGAGCATTCAATCAAAGTTTGGTATTCTTCATCTGTCAATTGATCATTCCACCATTTATGCTGTAAGGCATTGAATGCATTATTGAAATACTCTATTGCATCCCAAAACCTATTTTCAGTCATTACTTTTTTGCCAAAATAAAATTCCTTTGCAATTTGTGGGTGAAACAGGATATCCAACAGCTCATTTTCAAGATAATTCAATTCATTCTTTTTATTTGAGTTTAGTTTTTCCTTTGCGGAGTTAAAGACGTCGAAGAATTCTTGAGTGGTCTCCTCTTTGGGTCGAAAGTCAAAGCCAATTAGTATGGATAAGGTTAGAGGTTGCGGATTAATTCCCTTTTTACCTCGTTCTAACATTACTGTTGGTATGCAAAAAGTGGTCTGAACGTATAGGACCTTATCTTTAAGTCCTTCAGGATATTGCAAGTGAACAATAAGTATTGCGTCTTTCTTACTGAGTGATTTGTCCTTGTCTGTTTTTGATTTTTCGTAAGTCCTATACGCTAAAGTCAAAACTATTTGGTTTGCAAGTTTACTACAACCTTCCCTATAGTAACTATACTCACCTTTCTCGTTTCTCTTATAATGTTGTAAAAACTCATAATCCCAAATATTTTCTTCACCTTCAATAGTTGTCAAACCGCCATCATTAATTGTTAAGACTGATAATTCTTCTTTTCTAATGTCAAAAAGTGAATTAACTATTTCGCCAAATTTTAGTGACTGGTTTTCATTTGTTCTGAATTGAAATTTATCTTGTTGATGTTGGAATTCCAATTCTCGTTGTAACCAAAAAATATCAAAATCTATTTCTGAACCATCTTTAAATTCAAGAACGGTGTCCTTCTTTTCATTTTCCTTCTTTCCAAAAAACTTATCTAACATAATCCTTCTCTTTTATAATTAGCGACAAATAAACTTCTTTATAACCTTATCCCGGACAATGCTTCAATACGTAAAATTACAATTTTATAAACACAAGACAAATCAAAATAAAAAAGCCTGCCGGATCTCTCCGACAGGCTCAAACTAACACCCTATGAAAACACTACAGAAGCTGCAATCTAATTGACGGGAGGATTGGGATCCATCACCAGGGAGCCTTCATAGAAGGCCATCGGCGATCCCTGCTTGCACATGAAACCGAACTTGTGCCCCTTATCCTTGTCGATCTCTTCACCCCAGGTGGTTTCAATCGTTTCGATATGCACAAGGTTGCAAGGTTCGCCGATAAGGTAGCGCTTGGCAGAAGCGCAGTTCTGGATGATGACGATCCCCTTGAAGTCAATGCCGAAATTCGCGATCCATTTCTGCACGGCTTTCTCAATGCCTGGGTAGAAACCTTCCACCCCGATCTCGAAACCACCGCAGTCTTGGTTGGAGCCTTTGAGCTTCTTCTGGGATGGCTTGATGGTTCCCTGTGTCATATAAAAGCTGTGCATGTACTTGCCGGTCAACAGGGGGATATCTGTTAAGATGGTAACCCCGTCCGTCTCCCGGTCAGGGTATGCCGACCAGTCGATATCACTCTCCATGATCAGGATGATCTCGGATTTTATTCCGCCGCCGCCACCGGCGTTGCGCACGGTAGGCTTGAAAAGGTCAAAAAGTGGTATGGCCATGATCGTAAGTTTTAAGTTGCAGGAACATAAGCGAAAACTGCCTCTTCAATGCCGAATCCAACGGATTCGTACCAGTCGGCGAAGACCTTGATCTGGCGGTCCACGCTTTCAACCGAAATGCTGGATGCACCGTTGTTGCGGTTCATCAGCCGGATGAAGTTCTCCTTCGGAGTGGTGAAGATCACATTCTCACCAGCCATCGAAGGCAACGGGGTCAGCGTAAGGTTAGTCCCTTCAAGGATGGTCTTCATGCCGTCATAGTTGTTGTCGGTTCCATGAAGATCCCTGCGCTTGCGATGATAGGCCGAGAACCATTTCCTCGAGAGGAAGATGTTCATGGACATATCCTTGTACAGATCCCCAACCTGGTCCCCAAAGGATTCCAACTGGTCAAAGATGTTGTCAACAGTAAGTGCCGCAAGATTGATGAAGTTGATGTTGGAATTCCCGGCCGTATGCTTATGCTTGAGAATGGTTACGAAACCGTCCATCGACAGGCCGAGCGCCTGTGCGGTTCCTTCCACAGGGGCAACGTAGGTTCCCTTTCCGATCAGGGCAAGCTCCCTGTTATCGGCAACCTTCGGGATGATGAGCTGCTCGATGATGTACTTGGAGATCGGCCATGCCTTGCGGTCGATCGACTCATCGCCCAGGAATCCGAGCCAGGAATCCATAATCTCATCCGGGTAGAACGAAAGATCGATCTTGTGCCTGCGCTGCATGATCTCCACAGGGGTGAATGCAGCCTTGCCCTTAGGTGTCCATCCTTCCTGGAAGCCCTGCACCAGGTCTGAGATCACCGCCTTAGTGGCGCGGTAAACCAGATCCTGGGACTGCTTGGTCGTCATGAAGGTTTCGGAATAGGTGGGCTGAGTCAAAAGCCTTAAAATATCCTTTTGATTCGTGCCGACATAGGTCCCGAACGCCGCTTTGAGTTGTTCTAAAGAAATTGATTCAGCCATTTGTCTTTGTGTTATTGTGAATAAATATTATTGTTTTGCGCAGAAATCATCCGCGATCTTGTCATGGGTATAGATGACCTCTCCTTCTTCAGATCCCGGAAACTTATCGGCCTCCTTTGCAGCGACCGTTTCGCTTCCGGCATCTTTACCCTGGAGTATTTTCAATTCCGACAAGGTCTCAGAATGGGCTTCTTTTTCCCTGGCTAGTTCCTGTTCGAGCTCTTCATTTCTTGCTGTGACCAGATCCAGCTGGTCATTGATCTGCTGAACCCGTTCATCGGTCAGTTCTTCTGACTCGATTGCGGCCGGTTCCATCTTGAAGAAGTTCTGGATCGCTTTCCAGGTGATTTTCATTTTCATGGTTTCTTGTGTTTTGGATTTGGATTCTATAGGAGGTTTCCCTTGTTTCATTGCCAATGCAATGGCCTCTTCGATGGCCTGCTCCAGAGAGCCGATCTGATCGACAAGACCGAGCTCAATGGCCTGGGGTGCAAAATAGATTTTACCTGTCAGGGCCAAATCATTAAGATTCGGTCGGTTTTCCTTGACGGCAGAAAGAAATTTGGCGTTGATAACATCCAAGACATTCTCGCGGTAGTTGTCATATCTACCTTCAAGAACTTGGTTAATATCCCTGTTCTTGTCGACAGAAAGGGTTGCATAGACTTCATGAAATTTGATACCCATTTGTTCAAGAGCAGGTTGTAGATCTTCGACCATCATCATAGTGCCAATAGAACCGATACGATCAAGATCGGAGCTGGCGATGATCTTGCTTGCACCGGATATTATCCAATAGGCAGCACTGGCTGCCATTCCATCGATAAATGCAACGGTAGGAATGGATGAATTTTTAATGGCTTCCGCAAGGAGATCAATCCCGGATACCTGACCTCCAGGGCTATCTATGACCAGAACTATGCCCTTGATGTTGGGGTTTTGACCAGCAGCTTTAATATCATTCAAAATGGACTGTGTTCCCCTTGGGCCGCAAGGCTGATCATATTTAAGGATCTCAGAACGGATTGGAATAACGGCAATAGATCCTACCGGGATTTCTTCATCGGAAAATCCGAAACGTTGATTCTGATTCTCTGAAATAGCTAAGATATATGGGCGGTTCCACTGCCGAAACATTGAAGAATCTACCTCAAAAACACTTTCCCCTTTGATCAACGAAAGCAGAACGGAAGCGTAAGCAGCCGATCTTTCGGTAGATATCAGCCAGGGGCCGGAGAGAATTTCACTGAGGATTGGATTCATTGTACCCTTTTTCGAGAGTACAATATTATATTGGCTTTATCTCCGAATAAAGGACTGAAAAGAAACAGGATCAATCGGTGATCTCATCGTCAGGAATCGGTCCGGTAGGTGGAACACCATAGGCAGCCGGATGAGTGAACTCTCCCGTAAAAAGTAATTCGTAACCGTTGAAACTTTCGACGGCTGCCGGCTTGAGCAGCTTTCCGGAGACTTTCATTGGGCATTCCAGAGTGCCGAATATCCGGATTGTTCCATTCTTATCACCTGATTTTAGGATAAGATGCCGCCCAATCATGGCATAAAGTTCCATCTCGACCTGGGAACGATCCTTTGGAATAAGGATCTTTAGCTTGTAGATATATTTCATACCTCCCGGAGTGTCCTGCTGCTCGGATTCAAGCTGGATCGTTTCCGGAGTGCTATAGATGGCATTCCAGCCTTTGCCAAGCTTCGGAGTGACCTGACAAAGAAGGTTGGTAAGGTTGAGACTGAACCCGGCGATATCTTCCCTGAAAATCCAACTTATTGAATTCAGTCCGCCGATGTTGATACCTGTATGCCTGGCGATGCTCCCCATATCAATTTAAGGTTATAAAGATGCCTGGTTGTAACTGAAAAAATCCAGGGACAGTTTGTGGGAAAGTTTTTTCAGATTTTTTTCTTTTCCTCTTTCGATAGAAATCTTTTTTGAGCAGTTCATAGTTGATGTTCTACCAGGTGAAATCATGATCCATGCAGAACTGGTATATAGCCTTCTTAAAGGATCTGCATTCCTTGACTTTGTAGTTCATGTAATGATAGAACATCTGCTTGAAGTGCCATTCCACGTATCGCTCGAACATGATCTGATTCTCAGGTGAGATCCAAAGGTTTCCACGAATATCCTTTTTACCGTCACCAACAAGGTAGAAGGTAATATAATCCGGTCCTGTCGGAATAAATGGAGGAACATCGGCGGGTCTCTTTTCAAGCAAGGGGTTAAGAAGGATGCCGATGATATTTCTCTTGGATGCCATGTTGGTTCTCAGCTCACACAGAAGATACTCCTGTAGATAAGGCTTTAGCTTCACGGTAACACTGGGTCTTTCGTTTTTTTCCATGGAGTAAATGTATTCGACTGACATAGCAGGAAAAAGGTCAATTAGATTTAATGAAAACCATTTCATGATCCAGGAATGGCTTTAAGCTAATACTCCTGGTATGTTCTTTGATGTAATGCACTTCATAATGATCCTGGGTCGCTCTTTTGATCAGGTATTGCATGCCTACTTTTTTCTTTCCGCCGACATGAAAATCATCCATAGTCGCAAGGCGAAAACCATCCGGCAATTTGTCATGATACTCCCACCCGAACTTGTCAATCATAAAAAAAATTCTCCCATTTACCCTGGGGGTCATTTTGTGCGACAACGTGACAACGTGCCAATAATAGTTCTCTTATTATACTTAACATGCTGGTATTCAAATATGATGTTTCCCGTTGTCACATTTTAATGGTCTGTGGCACCGATTTGGTGTGACAACAAAAAAAGCCTGACAGACCCGGCCTGTGACAACATGTGACAACAGAAAAAAAGTGTGACAACGGGATTCTGAAAACATAATAACCTGATTTATAAGATAATAATTTTATATTTTATTGTTTGTTGGCACATTGGCACGTTGTGATGGGTTTTACCGGCAGAAATTTTCAGATGAATTTTCAAAAAGGGAGCTCATTTTGCACTTCGGACTGATCTGACAAATTTTCAGGAACCTTCAAATCCAGGGGTACCTGTTCGGGAGTTTTAAAGCGTTCCAGATCGATCCCCATTGCCTCGAGGATTTTATAGTCAAGCGCTATACAACTGGTATTTCGCTCGGCTTTCTGAACGACCTTTCGGTTGATCCCCGTGGCCGGATCGGTTTCCCATGACTCCACCTGGTAAATAAACCGGTGGCCTTTGATGGCTCCGATGTAAGCGGGATGATCCTTCAGGTACATGCGAAGAGAGTTGAGTTTCAAACTTTCCGAACTGTGAAGCTTCTGATAGATCTGAACCACATCGTTAATGATCAGAAACAACAGTTTCTTTTCCTCTCCATCCCAATGTTTTTCTTCTGTTTCGGTACGCGAAATACGCAGCGTCACCCGCTTTTCTGTGGAAATGTCAAATTCTCGTCCCGTAATGATCTGCCCCTGGGCATATAGCATGGAGATCGTATCGAAGAAAACAGAGAGCTTGTTGCTGGTGCTCAGGTCCTCGCTTTGGCGGACTATCTGCCGCTTGGCGTCGTCGTAGAACTCATCAAAGGAAAAGGGAAGAGGCAGCTCCTTCACATGGTCGTCCCACATTTTGGCCATCGCAAGGAAAAGGCTTACCGTATTGATCATCCGGGTCTGGTATGTTCCGCCCTCTTTGCGGATATCCTCCTTTACCTTTTTCTGGTAATCCCGCATGTAGGTGGCAAAGTATTTCTGTACCAAAGGCCTCCGTTTAATGATCTCCATGGCAATATTGGACAGCCCGTCGGCCTCCCTTTTTTTCAGGTCAGTAAACAGGTTCACTTCTTCATCCGTCCAGTTATCCTTTTTCGGAACATGTTTCTGAACCACCCGGTTTCCAAGGGCGCCGTCGTCACGCTCGGGACCGTCCTGTCCGAGAAGAAGCGGGCAGGCGTAGATTTTCGACACGTCAATATCCTTGCTGGTGGCATCCTTGCGTTTCTGTTTTCCTTCATTATCATAGACTGCGGCCTTCAAACCCTGGAATTTTACATCCGATATCTGGGTATCGTTATATTCTTCATAGATTACCGGGATATCCCTGAACCGCTCAAGGCTTGTGAAGAATGCAGCGTCTGTTCCAGAGTTCAGGTTGAACAATGGTGCGCCATACATGAACGGAGCACGGATGCTTTCGGCAATCTTTGATTTGCCTGATTCCGTTGGGCCTATAAAAAACAGCGAAGTAAAAAATCGCTCGATCGGAAAGATGATCGACCGGTTGATGCTCAGCAGGGTGAACAACAGTGCCCACATCCCGTTGTTGTTGTACGTGTAAACCTTATACATAAGTTCTGACCACTCTTTCCAGGAAGTTCGTTGTTCGTGTTTATAGACCAGGAACCGGTCGTACTCGTATTTGTCATTGTCCATGCGCTGATCTTTATAGATATTTGAAAACGCCGGCAGGTAATAGGTGTCTTTTTTAAACTTGACCAATCCGAGTTCATCCACCGGTTTAAACGAATCATCGGCAATGATCCCATTGCTGAAAGCAAAAAAACCTTCCGGTTGTGTTCCGAATATTGAAAGCTCATGACATTTGGGAAATTGAAGAGATATGCTTTCCAATATCTTTTCATGATGGAACTGCTTGCCATTGGTAAAAATGTAAGCCCCGACGTTCCAAAGAAATTTCTTGAACGGGGCCAGCTCGATCATGTCGGAGCTTTTGAACTCGACAAATTCTTCTTTTCCCTGTTCGCTGTGAAAGAGCTTGATAAACCGTTTGTTTTTTACTGGGTCAGGGTCATGCACCTGGAACAAAGGTTCCATGTAAAAGTTTCCGACCTTGACCAGTGTATTGTCCAGCGTTCGGAACACATAGAAGATCTTGTTACCTGAACTGTTTTGAGCCGGGAAGAACCCATATCGCTGGAAGAATGACTGATCGACGTAATCCGGCAGATGGGCGATATCAAAAACATATTGCTCATTATCGATGACAACTTGCTCCTGATGCTGAACAGCCAGGTTCTTTCGCTTCTCCACAAAGGGCCGCAACACCTTTGAGAAAGCCCCTTGTGTCAAGCCGAATTTTTTGGCGATCTCGTTTGTCTTGATATGGATGATCGTGTTATCGAGCTTTGAAAGGAACTCGGCAGTCATTTCCACGAATTTCTTTGATCGCTTTGTCTCCGGCTGGCGATTCAATTTATAGGTCAATGCCCGGACATAGAAATCCAGAAAATCGATATATACCGGCTCCTGGGGATCTTCACCTGACTCATCTACGCTGCCATCTTCCCGAACTTCAACCCTCAATCCCTGTTCGGTGAGAAGCCTGCCGGCTTCCGCAAGTGAAAGCTCAATGTCATTTTCATCAACAACACTACTCAGTCCGTCAATCTTAACATTGCGGGTCAGTTTCGAAAATCGAAACAGATCATCCTTCTTAAAAGGTCCGGCAGGAAGACTGACGGCGTTTTCTTTTCCCTGCGCATGATATTCTACCACCCTGCCCGGATCGGCAAGTAACAAGGCGAAGCCGGTTTCCTGGACCATCTCTGTCGAAGCATCCAGGCCATATAAGCCCTGGTCTGTCTTTTCAACCTTCGGCAATTGCTTCTTTACATTTCGCTGCAACTCCTGCAGACTGACTTCAAGCTTTTTAGAAATCTCCAGGATGAGATATCCCCGGGTATCTTCATCGCCTATCAATGAAATCTGGGAAACCAGTTCCTTTATCAGCCTGGCCTTTTGTAGCGGATCTTTTTCGATCTGCTCTTGCATCATTTCAATCCGGAAAGAGACAATGTCTTTCCGATGGTCCTCAATATAATTTTTGAGATTCTCAACTCCGTGCTTGATCACATACGAATCGGGGTCTTCTCCTTCCGGAAGAACCACCAGGTAAACATCGAGTCCAAGTTGAAGAGGTATTTTGATATTTGATACGCTGGCCTTTATCCCTGCGGGATCGCCATCGTAAACAATGGTCAGGCAGGTAGCGAGCGACAGGATCATTTTGACCTGGTCTTCGCTCAGGGCGGTTCCCGAACCGGCCACCACGTTTTTGATCCCGGCAAGGTGCCAGCTTATCAGATCGGTCTGGCCTTCGACCAGGAGACATTCGTTTTCTTTCATGATCTCCTTTTTGGACTGGAATAGTCCGTAAAGGAATCTGCTCTTTTTGAAAACCTCGGTTTCGGGGCTGTTCAGGTACTTGGGCTTATCCTTCTCAGCAGCGATAAGACGACCGGTGAAACCGATCACCCTGCCGGTACGGTCAAAGAAAGGGAACATGATGCGCCTGCTGAAGGCATCATAGAAATTCCCACGATCGTTTTTCTTGATCAACCCAGAGGCAAGAAGAATTTCATCACTGTACCCGGCTTTGTGAGCAGCGCTTAAAAGTTTATTGCCGCTTTCGGCATAACCGATTTCAAAAAATTCGATTGCTTTTTCCAGGCCTCGCTTCTTCAAATATTCAAATGCCTGATTTTCAAGAGGGGCAGATTGGGGCATTTCACTGGGCGTACTCCCTAAATTCGATTTGAAATGGTCTTTTGCCCATTTCAGAACTGCGAAAACTCCGTCCCGGCGTTTCTCAGCGTCGGTATATTGTTGATCGGTTCCGTTCAATTTGACCGGAATACCGTAATGATTTGCAATATATATGAGAGCTTCGGTGAAACTCATCGCTTCATGCTCCCGTAGGAATTCAATGGCATCGCCCGACTTGCCACAGCCGAAGCATTTGAATGTTCCCCTGGCGGGGTTGACTATAAAACTTGGGGTTTTCTCATTGTGGAAAGGGCAACATGCCGTATAGTTGATCCCTTTCTTTTTCAGGGTGATGAACTCACCCAGGATATCGTTTATCTGGACCGCACTTTTTATTTCTTCTGTGTTTGCTATCATAGTGAAATCTCCAATAGTTAAGGATGAAATTCAAGTCAGAACTGGCAGTTTTACTTTGAATCATCCTGATGGAGAGCTTCATTTATTGCATCCAGAAGTTCGCCTATGCGGGCAATCCGGGATCTCTGATGATCCACATGATTAAGAATTTCTTCAATGAACACATTGAATTCGTTATGCTCCATTGCGATGGTAGCAGGCTTACATACCTTGATTTCAGTATGCCTGGCAATAACTTCTTTTAAGGCATCCCTGATTATAATCAGGTCTCCCTGGCTCATAGCTGAAAATGTTTTCATTGCAAAGCCTTTCTCACTTTAAGAACTCTTTCTTCAAGATCGACGGCTCCTTTGGCAACTTCTTCATACAAGGAAACAGCTTCCCTGATTATGGTCTCATTGTAGTCCACCTGGTTTGGATCCAGGCAACGATAGATATACTGGTGGGAAAAAGAAATATTTCTTTTCAGTAGTCTTTGTCTTATTTGCGGAACACTCCCTCTTGGCAATTCCGCTCTGAGTACGGTCAGTACCTCAATGCTGATTTTCATAGGCTCATAATTTCTTGATTAGTTTTACGTCATTTTTTTGGTCACAATTTAATCATTTCTTAATATTCGGGAAAACAGGGAGAACACACTTCATTCTCAAATGCTTATGAATCAGCATTTTTTCAAGTCCTCCATAACTTCACTCTCAAAATAAAAAAGCTTTCCGCCCAGCTTGTGTGAACGGATGATTCCTTCCTTACTCCATCTATGAAGGGCAGGCCGGCTTACGCCGATAATTTTACAGACGTACTTGGCTGTAACCGGTTTTTCAATTGTTAATTTCTCGCTCAT